GTGGGGCCAGATGCCCGACGGGGCCTGCGGACGGGGGGCCTGACGCCGTGGCGGTCACGTCGAAGCACCCGCAGTACGAGGACCGGGCCGAGGACTGGCAGCAGCTAGTAGACTGCTACCGCGGCGAGCGCCGCGTCAAGTCGAACCGGACCGTCTACCTTCCCGCGACGTCCGGCATGGAGCTCGACGGCATGGGCACGAACCAGCCCGGGTCGAGGGCGTACAACGCCTACCTGAAGCGGGCGGTGTTCCCAGACTTCGTGAAGTCCGCCGTCACCACGATGGTCGGCCTCATGCACCGGGAGAGGGCCACTATCGAGGTGCCGAGGGCGCTCGAGGACGTCCTCGCCAGGACCACGCCGAAGGGCGAGGACGCCTGGACCCTCCTGCGCAAGATCAACGAGCAGCAGCTGCTCACCGGCAGGCTAGGCCTGCTCGTCGAGGCGCCGGACAACGCGCCCGTGGGCGACGCCCTGCCGTTCGTGGCCCTGTACTCGGCGGGGCGCGTCACCAACTGGGACGACGGCCGCGCGGAGCAGGGGCGACGAAGGCTCGAGTTCGTGATAATCGAGGAGACCGAGTTCGAGCGCGTCACCGACTACAACTGGGAGAGAAGGCAGAAGCACCGCGTCCTGCGGCTGTCCGACGCCGACGACGAGTCGACGGTCGCTGCGGGCACGTACACCGTGGCCGTCACCCGCGACGGCAACGAGCCGACGGCCGCGGACTTCGTGGCGCCCAGCATCGGCGGCGTGACGCTCCAGGACATACCCTTCATATTCGTGAACACCGAGGACCTGGTCACGGACCCGGACGAGCCGCCGCTCCTGGGCCTGTCGAACCTGGCCCTGGCCGTCTACCGCGGCGAGGCCGACTACAGACAGGGGCTCTTCCTGCAGGGCCAGGAGACGCTCGTCGTGATCGGCGCCGACGAACTCGAGGGCGACGACACCCGGATGGGCGCCGGCAGCAGGCTGGACCTTCCCCTGGAGGGCGACGCGAAGTACATCGGCGTCTCCGCCGCGGGCCTGGAGGAGCAGCGCAACGCAATCGAGAATGACAAGAAGCAGGCCGCGGAGCAGGGCTCGCGACTCCTGGACTTCTCCGACGGCTCGGACGCCTCCGGCGCCGCGCTGAGGATCAGGGTGGCCGCCAAGACGCCGACGCTGATCTCCATCGCGCTCACTGGCGCCGCGGCCCTGCAGGAGGCCCTCCGTATCGCCGCCGCCTGGGTCGGGGCCGACCCCGACGAGGTCAGGGTCGAGGCGAACCTGGACTTCGCAGAGGACGAGCTGTCCGGCAGGGACCTGCTGGAGCTGATGAGCGCCAAGGCGATGGGCGCGCCGATCAGCCTTCAGTCCGTCCACCGGCTCATGCGGAAGAAGGACGTCACCACGCTGAGCTACGAGGAGGAGCTCGAGGAGATCAACGACGAGGAGCCCCTAGGTGGCACCGGCGCGGAGGACGACGGGGACACTCGCGGCGCGCCCGCGGACGACGACGACCAACCACCGACGGAGTAATGGAGCATGACGGTCCTACAGAAGCTGCAGGCTTTGGCGACGGCCCTGCAGGAAATTCTCACGCTCAGCCCACTCGTGCAGGCGGAGCTCACAGCGCTGAACAGCTTTCTCGACACGGTCTGAGGCCGGGCGCATATGGCTCGAGCGCGGGCCTGGCGTCTTCGGCGCCAGGGACGCGCTCCTGCTCATGCTGCTGCTGCTCGTGGCAGTCGCCTCTAGGGACGGGTTCGTCGCCTCCATGGGCGGTGCCGACGCAGCCTGTGGGACCACGGGCCGGACGGTCGGTGACCTAGCCGACGCGCTCGAGTCGGCGCTTGAGAGGTTGCTTTCCCCGGGCTACCGCGTGTATGATCCGACCGGGAACCGCGACCGCTTCTGGCGCGAACTCATAGGGGAGTAGCACTTGACGCACACTACGAACGACCTGCTGAGGGACGCCCTGACGAGGCACCAGGTCGACCTGCTCGCCATGTCCAACGGCATGCGCAACCGCGTGGTCAGACTGCTGGACGCGACCGAGAGGGACCTCCGTGAGGCCGTCGCTAGGGGCCTGGCCAGGGGCGTGACCCCGGCGTCGGCCGAGCGCCTCATACGCAAGGTGCGGGCGATACGGTCGCAGGCCTTCGTCGGCGCCGACGGCGTGTGGACCTCCGAGTTGGCCGAGCTAGCCCGCGAGGAGGCGAAGTTCCTAAGCGAGGCCTTGTCTGCCACGGCCCCCGTGCTGCTCGACCTGGCCCTGCCCTCGGCGAGGCGGCTCGCCGACATCGTGCGTAGCCGCCCGCTCCGTGGGGCAGTCCTGTCGGACTGGACCTCCAGGTTGAGGGCGGCCGACGTGCAGAGGCTTGAGGGTCAGATACGCATCGGCCTCGTCAACGGCGAGTCCTCCCGGCAGATAGCCAGGCGCCTCCTCGGCTCGTCCGCTCTCAGGGGCGCCGACGGCGCGACCCAGGTCACGCGGTCGCAAGCGGAGGCGCTCAGCCGCACGGCCGTGATAGACGTCTCGAACGCGGCCAAGCAGGACTTTTACGCCGCGAACGCGGACATCATAGACAGCGAGGTTTGGATAGCCACGCTCGACGACCGCACCTGCCCCGTCTGCGGCGGCAGGGACGGCGAGGAGTTCAGGGTCGGCGAGGGTCCCGTACCCCCAGCGCACATGGGCTGCCGCTGCGTCCGCGTCGCGGCAATAGCCGGCGGGCTGATCGGAGACAGGCCCCTGAAGCGCTCGACCGAGCGCGGCCTGCTCGACGAGTTCACGAGGGCCAACGGCCTCGACGCGACCAGGACCAGGTCCGCCCTGCCGAGGGGCTTCAAGGGCGAGTTCGACAGGTTCTCACGCCGCAGGGTCCGCGAGTTGACCGGCGCAGCGCCGGCGAAGACCATGTACGAGGCCTTCCTAAAGAGGCAGAGCAACGCGTTCCAGGAGCGTGTCCTCGGCGTCGAGAAGGCCCGGCTGTTCCGCGAGGGCAAGGTGCCGCTGGACCGCTTCAGGGTCGGCGAGCGCGCGCTGAGCCTCAAAGAGGTCAGGGCGCTAGACCTCGAGGACCTCGGCGGGCTCGACGTGGCCTTCCCGCAGGTAGGCCAGAGGGTCGAGTCCCTGCTCGCCCGTGGACTGTCGAACCAGGGGGTGGCGGACGCGGTCCGACGGGAGTTCCCGGACGTGGCCACGACCGCCAAGTCCGTGGCATCGGTGAAGTCGACGCTGAAGAAGGGGGGCGCGGAGTTCCCCACATCGAAAGTGGACTTGGAGCCGTCACGCGGGGCCAGTCAGGCGATCACGGACCTTGAGGAGGGCCTACCGGCGGGAGTGAATGCCCCTGCGAACTGGGCGACGGAGGTCGTGGGCCAGCCGGGGGTGTACGGCACGTACGTGCCCGGGCGCGGCGTCGAGCTCGGCGACGCGGCCCTGAGGAGCGTGACCCGCCAGCAGGCGAGGCAGGTCGCGGCCCACGAGCTCGGGCACATGCTGCACAAGACGGTCGCGCCGATCCCGGCCGACGACCTTCAGTCGATACGGGCCAATATCGCCCGCATGAGCCGGGAGGACCTGAAACGGTACGGCTACTACCTCGCCACCGAGGACGAGCTAGTGGCTGAGGTGTACTCGCAGGCGCTCAGTCCGTCGCCGGTCACGTCCCAAGGCCTCGCGGCCGCGAGGTTCTCGGAGGTGTTCGCGGAGGACATAGCGAGGGCCAGGGCGCGACTCACGGGCGTCGCGGCGCCGAGGGTGGCGACGACGCCGCCTGTCGTGGACGCACCCACGAGGTTGCAGCCATCGGTCAGACGCACGCAACTAATGCGTGACTACATGGGAGACACCTCGACGTTTCACTCCATAGAAGACTTTAACGAGATACTACGCAAGGACGGGCTGTCGCCGGTCTCTCTGGACACGCAGAAAATCCTGAAGTCCTATACGGATAATGGGTACCTCCGGCTGAACAGAGACCTCAGGGCCGGCTCGGTCGAGCGGCCCCTAGCGCGTATCGGCCTCAACGCGGCCGTCTCGACCATGGACGACGCCCTGAAGGAGCTGCCAGTATTTAGGGGTCAGGTCACGCGCTTCGTCGAGCTAGAGGGGCAGGCCCTAGAGGCAGCCTTGGTCAGGTACTCGAAGGGCACCATAGTGGAGGAGAGGGCGTTCACTTCTGCCACCACAGGCGACGGCGGGCACCTGACGAGCCTGTTCGGCGGCCGCACACCGTCCGTCACTATGCGCATCGAGTCGCGCACCGCTAGGTCCATTCACCGGGATTTCACTAGTACCGGTTTCGACGAACGCGAGGTAGTATTCCCACGCGGTACCAGGTTCGAGGTGACCGATGTCAAGAGGGTCGCCGAGGAAATGTGGGAGATAACACTGAGGGAGGTCGGGCGATGAGCCTATTGGAGCGCATGAGCCAGTTCGCGCCGGGGTCCGAGGACGTGCGTTCGGGCATGTACCAGCTGGTGGAGGGCCGGGTCTTCACGCTCTCGTCCACGCCAGACGGCGCGACCAGGCGAGGCGAGGTCACGATCGACCACCTGAGGTCGATCTCGGGCGTCGACGAGCCACGCGACGGCTGGTACGACGGCCGCGGCGACTATGTCGGCCAGTCACCTCCGGGCAGGGCATCGTGACGACGGCGGCGTACAGGGACGGGCTGATGGTGGCCGACACCAGGGCCTACGGCTTCGACCGCGTGCCGGTCGGGCGCAAGACGAAGATCGCGCGCCTCGACGACGGCAGGCTGCTCTGCGTCTCCACACGCCACATCGGCCAGCCAGCACTGGTCCTGGCCTGGGTGAGGGCGGGCATGGACCCCGACGACAGGCCGGAGCTCGACCAGACGTGCGAGGTCCTCCTGGTACACCCGGACGGCGAGGCGGACCTCATGGACGATAAGCTGAACCCCGCGCGCGTCTCAGCCCCGTACTACGCGATCGGCTCTGGCAAGGAGTTCGCGATGGCGGCGATGCGGCTCGGACACGGGCCTGTCGAGGCGGTGGCGGCGTCGTGCGGACTGGACCCGTGGACGGACTTCCCGCTCGCTGGCTTCACCCACGACGGCGAGGCAGTTTTCAAGAGGGGCTTCGAAGAGGCGACGGGCAAGTAGGCCCGGTACAATCCGGCCCATGTGGGCCGGGCCGTCGGGTGGCCGACGGTCACACCAGAGCAGGAGACACAGTGATGGCACTGAAGGCAGTATACGACAAGCTGGACGGCGTCCCCGAGAACTTCCGGGAGCTGTACACGGAGCGCGACGGTAAGTGGGAGCTCACCGGCGTGGAGGGCGTCAAGACGCAGTCCGACGTGGACCGCGTGTCCGAGGCGCTACGCAAGGAGAAGGACGACCACAAGAAGACCAAGGACGCGCTCAAGGCGTTCGGCGACATGGACCCCGTCAAGACGGCGGAGGACCTGGACGAGCTCGAGGAGCTGCGGGTCCGCGTCGAGGCCAACGGCAAGGGCGGCATCGACGACGACAAGCTGCAGAAGCTAGTCGACCAGCGGGTCGCGCGCGAGAGGGCCCCGATCGAGCGCGAGAACAAGAAGCTCAGGGACGAGAACGTCAAGCTGGCCGAGACGAACACCAGCCTGTCGAAGACCATCACCACGGGCAAGATCGACGCGGAGATCAGGAAGGCAGCTGAGGCCGCGAAGGTCGTGCCGACGGCCGTCGACGACCTGGTCGTCATCGGCCGCGGCATCTTCGAGGTGACCGACGACGGCGCCGTGGTCACCCGCGACGGCGTGGGCGTCACCCCCGGCATCGGGGTGGACGTCTACCTGACCGACATGAAGGAGCGCCGTCCGCACTGGTGGCCGACGTCCAAGGGCGGCGGCGCGGGCGGCAACGGTCGCGACGGTGGCGGTGGCGGCGGGAGCAACCCGTGGTCCAAGGATCACTGGAACATGACCGAGCAGGGCAGGGTGCTCCGCGAGCAGGGCCGCGACAAGGCGGACCAGCTGGCCCGCTCGGCCGGCTCCAAGATCGGCGCCACAGGCCCGACCGCGCCCTCCGCGTAGAGGGGGTTACAAGCACGAGGCCAACGCGGTATACTTCCATCGAATAAACGATGGGCGACGGCGGTAGGGGTCATGCGATCCCTCCCGTCGTGTCCGTCCCCGCGGCATGGCCCGCGGAACCGCCGAGCCGACCATGGGGTCCTGGCTCCCATCACCCGAGCGCAGAGCCAAAACCCTTAGCCCGTAGGAGGCACAAACCATGGCCGCAGGCGTCACCAAGATCGCGGACCTAGTCGTCCCCGAGATTTTCACCCCGTACGTCCAGCAGATGACCGAGCAGAAGTCCCGCCTCGTCGAGGCAGGCGTCATCACGCGCGACGGCGCGATCGACCTACTCCTGGCGGGCGGGGGCCTGACCTTCAACACCCCGTCGTTCCGTGACCTCGACGACGACGACGAGAACGTCTCGACCGACAACGAGGCCTCCTCGAGCACGCCGAACAAGATCGGCTCCTCGCAGGAGATCAGCGTGCGGCTGTCCCGCAACCAGAGCTGGTCCACGATGGGCCTGGCCGCCGTCCTCGCCGGCGCCGACCCAGCCACGGCCATCGCCAACCGGGTAGCCCGCTACTGGACCCGTAGGCTGCAGGCCGTCACCCTGGCCACGATGGCCGGCGTGTTCGCCGACAACGACGCGGCCCCGACCGGCACCGACACCCATACGACTGGCGACATGACCGTAGACGTCTCAGGCGGCGGCTACGTCGCGGGCGTCACCGACTTCAGCGCGGAGGCCATGATCGACGCGGCCACCACGATGGGTGACAGCGCAGAGGACCTGACCGCGATCGTCGTCCACAGCATCGTCTACTCGAAGATGCAGAAGAACAACCTAATCGACGTCATCCCCGACGCGGAGGGCCGCGCCACCATTCCGACCTTCCTGAACCGTAGGGTCATCATCGACGACGCTATGCCGAACCCCTCTGCCGGCATCTTCCACACCTGGCTACTCGGCGCGAACGCCGTGCGCTGGGGCATGGGCAGCCCGGCCGTCCCGACCGAGACCGACCGCCTCCCCGCGGCCGGCGACGGCGGCGGACAGGAGGTCCTGCACAACCGCGTCGAGTGGACGCTGCACCCGACGGGCCACGCCTACATCGGCACCGCCCCGAGCGGTGGCCCCTCAAACGCCGCGACCGCCAACAACCTGGCCGCGGCCGGGAGCTGGTCGCGCGTGTGGCCGGAGCGCAAGCAGATCAAGATCGCGCGGCTCGTCACCCGCGAGAGCTGATAGCGCGGAGCGGGGTGGCGGAGACGCCGCCCCGTCCCGTCTCTGCCTAGCACCCCACTGAGGAGGCACACGACATGACAACCAAGGCAGACTTCATCGCTGCCCTCGGCGGCGCGGAGGTCACGCTCGGCTCGGCCAAGGCATTCACTACCACGCACGCCGCGGAGACCCTGACCGTCGCCGCGCACGGAAGGCAGACCGACGACGGCCCACTAAGGCTGTCCAACGTCGGCGGTCAGCTGCCCACCGGCCTGACGCCGTTCCGCGCGACGAACGGCCTCACGCTCACACCCGGAGCGATCGCCGACGACGTGGTCGAGGCCGAGGGCGTCTACTACGCCTTCGCCGCCGACCCGACGACCGGCACACCGGACGGCTCGGTGGGCGACCCATTCCTGGTCGACGTCGGAGGCACCGACACAATCTCGCTGGCGAACCTGGTGAAGGCCATCAACGCGTCCGGCGTCGGCGGCACGGACTACTCGGTCGAGATCGTTGCGGCGCACGCGGACGTCGAGGCGGTCGCGAGCGACGGCACCACGCTCTCGCTGAGGGCAAAGACCACAGGCGTAGGCGGCAACCTGCTCACCCTGTCCGTGGCGGGCGACGACGGCCTGGCCGCAGACACAGCGCTGTTCGCGGGCGGACTCGACCCGGTCGACTACTACGCCATAAGGGTCGACGACAACACACTGCAGGTGTCGCTGACACCCGGCGGCGCGGTGGTCACGTTCTCCGACGATGGCACCGGCACGCACGTGATCGGCGCCACGGCCCAGGGTCTCGCGGACGCCCTAGAGGCGGTCGTCAACGACGCCCTGACCTCGCCCGGAAACAGGGTGCAGATCAAGTCGGTGAACGTATCGAAGCTGTGGGAGGCCCTGGTCCGGGCCCTCGTATAACACTCAAGGAAACATGGAGGCACGAATATGAAGGGACTCCCACGCAGCCTGAGCCGCGGCGACCCGCAGGTCCAGGAGGTGGTCAAGCGGACGTTCGTAGTGAAGAACGGCCTACTGACCGTCGACGGCGCCACCGGCGTCGGCTTCGGCTCGCTCGTCGTCGGCGGTCTACCGGAGGGCAACATCCTGCTCCTGGGCGCCGTCGCGTACATGCAGTTCACAGGCCCGACTTCGGCCGACCTCGCCGACACCTGGGAGGGCGACTACTCAGTCGGCTCAACCCCCGCCGACGACGCCACCCTGACGGCCGGAGACGTCGACCTCGTCGGCTCCACCCCGATCGCGGCGGCGACCCTCGAGGTATCCCCGCGCACACGCGGTACGGTCACGGCCGCCCTGGTCGGCACCGTGCTGGACAATACGGCCGGCGCGCTGGAACTGAACCTGAACATGCTCGTGGACGACGCCCACATCGGCGCCGACGGCATCGTCATGACGGTGAACGGAGAGCTGACCCTGCTGTACAGCGTGCTGCAGGACGACTAAATGACCTAACGGAGGGGTCGAGAGGCTCCTCCGCACCACCCAACAGCAACGGAGCACAAGCGCATGAGCACCACCGATATCAAGGAGGCGCTGCTGCGCCTCGACGCGGAAAACGACGAGCACTGGACCTCCACCGGCCTACCAAAGGTCGAGGCTGTCGTCGCGTCCCTGAAGTACCTTAACCCCCTATTCGAGGGCACCGTCAAGCGCGGCGAGATCGAGGACGCACTCCCGAACTTCGACCGGGCGTCGCTGTTCAACGCCGAGAACGCCGACACCGAGCCACAACCCTCGGCTGAGGCTGAGGCTGAGGCTGAGGCTGAGGCTCCCGCGGAAGGCGAGCCGGAAGCCGAGCCCGACGGTGACCCTGTCGCGGAGACCGAGGATGAGGTCCGCGCGCGGTACCTGGCCCACCTTGCCAAGCTGGCCGACGGCCGCTCCGTCCTTGAGGCCGAGCGTGAGTTCCTAGTCAGGCGCATCGCAGCGCTCGACAAGGAGGCCGCCGACGTCACCGCGGCCATGTATAGCGAGGTCGGGCCGATCTCGTTCGCCGTGGCCCACAAGCGGCACGTCCAGGCCCAGATCGACAACCGCATGCGTCGGGCCGGCCGCGTCAGCGAGATCAACGAGTTCGCCGGCTTCAGGACCGGCCTCTCGCACCAGACCCCGCTAGACCAGGCACTGAAGAACCGTCGGCGGGGCCCCGCCTCGTCCGTCGGCTAAGTAAGCCGCATGTCATATACGACCAGGCGCAGGCAGAGCGAGCGGCGGGACCTCGATCGGTTCGAGGACCTGATCGTGACCCCGCACGACTTCGGCCCGGTCGCGCCCGGCGGCACCTCCGCGAGCCCGCTCACGCTCCCCGGCAACGGTCGGCTGGCGCTGTCGCACAGCGTCGGCGTGTCCACGGGTGACGTGACGGTAGTCGTCTCCGGCGAGGAGGACTTCACGCACCCGGACCTGGAGGCGGACGAGGTACACGACGGCCACTACGTCGAGCAGGGCCGCGCGGTCAACGTGGTCAAGGACGCCGGCGCGTCCAACGGCGCGATCAGTCTGTACGTGGTTGATCCGTTCGGCCGACGCCGCCTGATCGCCGGCTCGCAGGCGGCGGACATACTCGCGCCCGTCATAGACCTGAACGGCGCGGCGGGCGGGGCGGACTTCGCAGCGGTCTTCACTGAGGGCGACCCCGCCGTATTCATAGCGGACGCTACAGCCGTCGTGTCCGACGGCGACAGCCCCACACTGGAGTCCATGACGGTCACCGTCACCGACTTGGTAGACACCGGCGAGGAGCTGCTCGACGCGGACGTGGGTGCCACAGGCATCACGAAGTTATACGCCGCGCCGACGCTCACCCTAACGGGTCCAGCGTCGCCCGCGGGCTTCCAGGAGGTGCTGCGCACCGTCACCTACGAGAACACCATGATCACGCCGACCGAGGGTGACAGGACCGTCGAGTTCTCCGCCACCGACGGCACGAACGCCAGCAACACGCCACAGACCGTCGTCACTGTCATTGCTCTCCCGACAGACCCCGCTGAGATCGTAGTGAATGCCGTACATTTTGACGGTACGAACGATTTCCTAACACGTGACGCCGGTTTGGACGGCGCAACCGATAACAAGAAGGGCATATATTCATTCTGGGTAAATTTCGTCAACGACGATGCCGGGCCGACGCTGTTGGACCATGTAGTATTCGCAGCGCGACCTATGGAGCGGATAGGCACCGACGAGATGCAAGTCGCCTTTACGGACGCCGCAGGCACAAGCGTCTGGTTAGGCCGTTCTACCACAAAAGCCCTGGCCGCCTCAGGGTGGCTGCATGTGTTGGCATCAGTGAACTCTGAGACTGGAGACCGATCCCTATATATCAATGATATTGCTGAGTCCCTGCTTATAGACACGTTCAACCTGGACGGCATCATTCGTTGGATACAGACAAACTGGAGTATTGGTGCTGATACTGCAGGCGCTAATAAGTTGAATGGAGACCTGGCTGAAGTGTACTTCACAAATGAGTTCCTGGATTTTACAGTGGAGGCCAACCGCCGCAAGTTCATCTCGATCGGCGGCAAGCCGGTAGAGTTGGGCGCGAACGGCGAGGACCCGCTCAGCGCGACCCCGCTGGTATACTTCTCAGGCCCAACGGTCGACTGGCACACGAACAAGGGCTCCGGCGGCGGCTTCACCGAGGTCGGTGCCCTCACCGACGCCTCCTCCAGCCCGAGCGACTGACCATGGCTATGATGAGGAATAAGAACCCAGTCCGACTGGTTTGGGCCGTTGTGGATCTGACAGACCCGGACAGCGCCACAACGCTGGAGGTTCTGGCCGTCGCGCACGGTCGCCGCGGCGATCACAAACTGTCGGTGAGCCGCAACGCCTCCGGCACGCTGGCGGTGGTCAAGGTCTCGGGCGTCACGACGCGCGAGGTCTTTGATATGCCGGCGGTGCTCAGGGCCTACGACGAGCGTGACCTCGAGGTGGTACGGGACCTTGTCAACTCCGAGGCGTGGGGAGAGGCGCGATGACATTCACGGTTGAGGACGGAACCGGCGTCGCCGGCGCGAACGCGTACATCACAGAGACCTTCTTCGGCGACTATCACGCTGAGCGCGCGAACGACGTGTCTGCAGTCACCGTCGGCGCGGTCAGGCAGGCCGCCATCATCAAGGCGACGGACTACGTAGAGCTCCGTTGGGGCCGGGCCTACCGCGGCGGACCGCGGACGCTCGAGACGCAGGGCCTCGGCTGGCCCCGTGAGGAGGCCTACGACGACGACGGCTTCATTCTCGAGGGCGTGCCCCCGAAGCTCGCCCAGGCCGTCGCCGAGTACGCGCTCAGGGCTGCCACGGCCGAGCTCGCGCCGGACCCAGTGCTGGACCCAGCGCTCGTCGGGCGCCGTCGCAAGGTCGGGCCGATCGAGACCGAGGACACCTATAGGGCCGGCGGTGCGACCACCACGCTTAAGGCGTACCCGAAGGCCGACAGGCTGATGGCCGCGCTGACCAGGCACGGCGGGGGCGTTGTCCGTGGCTGACTACGCAGAGCTCGCGGCCGTCGCGCAGGAGCTTATACTGGAGTTCGGCAGGCCCGTCTCACTGAGGAAGGTGACCACGGCCTCGGCGCCGGACCCAGGCAAGCCCTGGGTCCCGGGCGCGGAGGCGACAGCGGACGCCGTCTGCGTAGGCGTCTTCCTCGACACCGAGAGGAGCTTCCTCTCCGGCGAGGAGATACCGGAGGACCAGTCGATCGTGCTGGTCGACGCGAAGACGCTGGGGGCCGTCGTGCCGATCGGCAAGGACCGAGTGGTCGACGGGGCCGACGTGTGGGAGGTCGTCACGGTACTGACGCTCAGGCCCGCCGACGTGGCCCTGCTGTACGAGCTTAGGGTGAAGCGCTGATGGCATCACTGGACTTCGAGACCGCGGCCGACGCGGTGCAGGAGAGGTTCAAGACCCAGTGGGACGCCGACGCCGCGGCGATCGCGGGGTCCGTACCTCCGGTCGAGTGGGACAACCTAGAGCCGCTGGCCCCGCCGAACGCACCGTGGGCGCGCGTCAGGGTCGAGCACACGCTCGGCAACCAGGCCACGCTCGGCGAGATGGGGAACAGGCTGTTCGACCGGGTCGGCCTGGTGACAGTCCAGGTGTTCGTCAGGCGTGGCGATGGGGTTACGCTGGCTCGCCGGCTGGGTAAGATAGCCGTGAACGCCTTCGAAGGCAAGACCGCGGGTCCGGAGGAGCAGGTGTGCTTCAGGGACGTCCGCATGACCGAGGTCGGACCCACAGATAAGTGGTTCCAGTTGAACGTCGTCGCGGAGTTCCGATACGACACACTGAAGTGAAGGAGGACAGGACATGTCTTGTGGAGAGAACTCTAAGAGCGGCAACGTATCAGGCCTGCGCATCGCGGAGGAGGCCTCGCTGAAGACGCTGCCGGCCTCCCCAGTGTGGGTGGCTTACGAGCCGAACAGCTACTCTGACTTCGGCGGGCAGATCACCACACAGGCCCGCAACCCGATCAACGAGAGCCGTCAGCGACAGAAGGGCGTCACTACCGACCTCGACGCGTCCGGTGGCTTCAGCCAGGACTTCGTGCAGAAGAAGCTGCGCGACATCCTGCAGGGCTTCATGTTCGCGGACTGGCGCCCGCAGCCGACGGACGTCGGCCCGCTCGTCGGTGGCCTGGCCGGGGTGACGTTCACGCCCGTCCAGTACACCGCGTCTGACGTCGGCGGCGACATCAACTTCGCGGTCGGCGCGCACGGCCTACTGACCGGCGACGGCCCGTTCCACTTCGTCGAGGGCTCCGGCACGCTGCCGGGCAACATCCTCGAGGACACCGAGTACTGGATCGTGCGCGTAGACGCGGGCAACTTCAGCGTGGCGGAGAGCCACGCGGACGCCGTCGCCACCGTCCCAGTGCTCGTCGCGTTCTCCAGCGCCGGCGTGGACGACGCCACCAGGCTGCTGCAGCGCAGGGTGTCGGTCGACGGCGTCAACGAGCTTCTCTACATGAACGACGAGGCCGGCTTCCAGGCCGGCAACCTCGTCCTGGTCGAGGGCTTCACGAACGCGGCCAACAACGGCCTCAAGCGCCTGACCGTAGTGGGCCCAGGCGTAGTGACGGTCGATGAGGACGTCGTCGACGAGGCCGTGGCCCCAGCGGCCGGCAAGATCACGGTGGCGGGCTTCCAGGCCGCGGCCGGCGACGTCGACGTCGACGTGCCGGGCGGTGGCGCCAAGAACGCATACACCTCCACCACGCTGAACTTCACGACCCTGGGCCTGGTCCCGGGCGCGTGGGTCTTCGTCGGCGGTGACGCAGCGGCACTGGGCCTCGCCAACCCCGAGAACAACGGCTTCAAGCGCGTCTACTCGATCGTGGCCGGGCGCCTGGAGGTCGACCTGGGCGGCGAGGACATGATCGCCGAGGCCTCCACTACGGAGACCGTCAGGCTGTTCCTGCCCGAGACGCTGAAGAACGAGGCCGACCCCGCGCTTATCGTGTGCCGCAGCTACCAGCTGGAGCGCACGCTCGGCAACGACGGCGTCGGCATCCAGTCCCAGTACGAGGTCGGCGCGGTGGGGTCCACGTTCCAGTTCAACGTCGGCACGGCCGGCAAGATCGAGTGCGACATGGCATTCCTGGCCCTCGACGAGGAGACCAGGACCGGTACGGTAGGCGTCAAGGCTGGGGCCAGGCCTGCACTGGAGAAGGAGGAGGCCTTTAATACAAGCTCCAACTTCTCCCGTCTGAAGCTGACGCGCTTGTCCACCGGCCTGCCACTGTTCGCGTTCGTGACAGAGTTCAACCTCACGATCGACAACAGTCTGCAGGCAAACAAGGCCGTGGCCGTTCTGGGGGCATTCGACGTCTCCCCCGGCCAGTTCGTGGTCTCAGCGTCCATCACCGCGTACTTCGCCGACGTGACGTCCAAGGAGGCCGTGCGCAACAACGAGAGCGTCGCGTTCGACTTCGCCGTCGTCAAGAACAACGCCGGCTGGGCCGTCAGCGTGCCCCAGGTCACCCTGGGCAACGCCAGGCTGAACGTGGAGCAGGACGCCCCGATCACCATCCCGCTGTCCCTCGACGCGGGCGCCGACCCAGTGTTCGACCACACCCTGCTACTGAACAACTTCCCCTATCTGCCGAACGCGGCGGGCTAGGGGCTTCGGGACGACCATCTGGCGCGGGGTATAAGACCACGCCAGACGGTCAGCCACCAACAGACTGATAGAGGAGCACAGTCTATGACACTCAACATCTCGAAAGCGCTAAAGGTCTTTGACCTCGCCGAGTTCGCCGACCTGAACTGCGGTGAGTTCGACATCCGCATCCGTCAGGCCGCGGTCCACAATGAGGGCTTCAGGGCCGCGGTCGCCAAGCGGTCGATGGCCGCGAAGCGCAAGTCCCTGGTCCCGGACAAGGGCTCGCTCACCGGCAACTTTGAGCAGGACGTCGAGCTCTTCTGCGAGATGATCGTGGTCGGCTGGGGCAAGCGGGCGCTGACGGACGACGACGGCAACGAGGTCGCCTGGTCGCGCGACGTCGGCTACGAGATGTTCACGTCCACGCAGGAGGGCAAGGTGCTCTTCGGCAAGGTGATGCAGAACGCTGTGTCCGACGAGGTATTCGCAATCACGGAGGCGGATACAAAAAACTCCTAAGGGCCCTCGACTTCCGGCTGAAGCAGGGGGGCCACCTCGGCTCCCTGCTTCAGCAGGTCGAGTCGCAGGGCCTCGGTTTGCCGGAGGCCATAGC